CATAGTCTAGGGGGTTTTCAAATCCCAGGGCTTTAAGTTTTTTATATGTGCCTGAAAGTTTTCTGGTGTATTGAGAGTTGCCATTTAATTTTTGATAGAGGTTTATTTTATCTAATAGGAAGCCACTATGAAAATTTTCTATTTTATCTATTTTTTTAATGATATAAAAATCATCATTCATTAAGATAAATGATTCTGATATTTCTTGTGAAAGACAAATTGTTTCTAAATTTTTTACAGCATTTTTATACTTTGAATCTTTTTGCTCTACTTTTATATAGTTTCCTGTATACCAATCAGGCTTACCACCAACAAGCCATATACTTGCTTCTGGAAAACTTTCAACAACAGATCTAATTGAATACTTTAGTTCTTCGTTTACTCCGTCTTTACATATATATACAAAGTCCATATTTCTCCATCATAAAAATTAAGAAAGGCGAATCTATTTTAGTAAATTCGCCTCCCCTAATTAACTAACTACTTCTTTTTAGCAACAGCCTTTTTCTTTGCTGGAGCCTTTTTAGCAGGTACAATCTTGCTAAGTGCATCCGAAACAGCACCTGTGTCTGGCAATACGCCAAACGCCTTGTCGTTAGGGTTGAGCGCTCTCAATGCAACTGGCGCTAAAGCAGCAACTAGTGCAGCCCATAGATCTTTTGGATCTGTTACGCCAGCCATGTAAAGTGCAAATACTGCGCCAAGTACAGATCGTCCGTATGATGCCAACATTGCTTTTGCTTTATCGTTTAGTATGTTATTCATTATTCCTCCTAGGATATAATTTGTGTTAGTGTTTTATAGCCAATCCATAGACCAATAATTCCTGCGACTCCCGCAAAAACTGGTGGTGCTGGTACTGGCAATTTGAATGCAGCAAACACGATACCGCACCCAAAACCTGTTATTATTGATAAAATTATTTCTTTCATTTAGATTCCTCCGACATGCAATATTTATTTACATAATGTTTAACTGTTTCAAGTTCTTCAATAGGCCAAGCATTTAAAAGTAATTGTGTTATACCTTTTTCTTTAAGATTTTTTATAAAAATAACAAATTCATCATAAGTAAAAAATTCAACGTCTGACACTTGTTTTGAAATTTCTCCTTCACGCCAAACTGGACGATAAGCATATTCTTTTGGTAATTTTTCTAACTCTGTTTTATCTTTTCTAATAATAGGAGTTAATGCCAACATAACTTTATTGAAGTTTAAGTTCAGAGGTTGTTGGGGCGCAATGAGTTTACCATTTAAATCATGAATTGCTTTCCAAAATTGACTTTTATAAATTCTATAAGGTAAAATTATTTTACTATCATGTTTGTTTGCTGTTTCTTGTAAAATAGGACTAGTCATTGATATGTAAAAATCTAATGGATTACTCTTATTTCCTTCCATTTTATTTAAAATATCTATACTTTCAACAAGATAATTAAATTTATCAGTTTTATTTGATTCGTCATTTACCTGCCCAACAATACCGCCAAAAGTTTTTTCATGGTCCTTTATATATCCCGAAATAAAATTTATTTGCAATCTATTACCATTTAATATTTCAGACATACTTTTATTAATCATGCAAAGATATTGTGGAGAAATGCTATATGGCCTTATTGCAACTAAATATTTTATTTTTTCATTTGGCTCTACTTGTTGTGCTATTTGTGTAAATATATCTCCCTGTGTTGCATCATATGTAAACATAACACCTGCAAATTTAGATTTTTTTATCCTATCTAAAAAACCTGGGGTAAAATTTCCACCGAAATAGTAAAACTCCATTATGTATTTTTTATTTCTGATTCATTTGGCAAAAACTTTTTTAAATCTAGGTATGCAACAGATATTTTTTTTATATCATCATCTAAGAAATTGCCTTCTTGTAAAGAACTAAATTCAATAAAATAATTAATATTTTGATCAACCTCTTTAACAAATTGAGTCAAACTTTTTTGAACATCTTCAATATATTCAAAGGCCCAATCTCTAGAATCAGATAGGAATTTTATAAAATTTTCTTTATGTAATGTATCGTCAGACATATTGATACCATTATTTGCTTGATTATTTAATTCTTCAAGCGCTCTGTTTTTTATAAAAAGTTCAGCCAGTAACAAGTTAGACTTCTTTAATTTACTGAGCGTTGCCCAATATGACAGTCCAAAAGAAAAAGATAGGGTAACAAAAAATACCAAAAAAATCATTTCCATAGTATCTATTCTACTCTATTCCTAATAGCATGCGTTGTCCAATAATATAAACACTTATCACAACATGGTTTGTTATATTCACTCTGTGTGTCTTTATAAAATTCTGAATAATAAATACGATCTTTACGATAAAGATTAGCCCTATGGGTAATATTTACACGATTTATATGAGATGCCTTGCTCCAGACTGGCTCACTAGTGCCCCACAGATGCCCAGAAACGGCCTCCAGAGCCTCTATATTGGCCTCATTCTTGTCTGTCTTAATACCTCTAAGGACGGCCTCTCTAACCATGGCTTTTGTGTATATTCGTAATGATTTTTCAGCATTTTTCCACATTAATACTGCTGGATGATTACGCCATGCACCTGAAGGTGATTGGCCAGACAGAACTTTTAGTATTTGATAAGACTCTAATATTTGTTTATTTAGACGTTTATTGTCAAGAGACTCAGCGCATTGATCAAAGTCCTTATACGGCAAAAATGTTTGCATTAGTCGTCTTCTTCAATTTCAAATAAATCTAAATCTGATAACTGGCTAAGTCTTGAAGCAAAAAATAAATTAATAGCAACAAGAATGGATATTGTTGATAATACTAATATGATTATTTTCTTTTTCATTTTACTGCCTCTCTAGTCACTAAAACTATTGCCCCGCAATGCTCTAAGGCTTTTTTTAGTTTTACCACATATTGGAGTGCTGATATTTTATCATCATGCCCCATGTGTAAAAACTTTTTCTCATCTAATTTTACTGTAAGAAAGTGCTCATTGTCAATAATTGTAACGCCAAAACCTTTGGGCGGTGTAATTGAGTGAACAGCCTTACGCATAATATCTGTATACATTTTATTCCATTGTCAAGGCTTGCCAAGTCATTGACCAGTCTTGTTTGGTTTTATGTTTATTAAATTCTCTTGAAACTTCTCCACCTTCTAAATATACTCCGCCCCAAACGCCCCACTCTTTTCCAGAAACACCATTGGCAAAACATATTTTTCTAACTGGACATTGCTTGCAAAGAGAATCAACATCTTTTCTAGATCCTTCGTGATCTTCATATTTATCAAAAAATATGTTGTTATCCATCCCTAAACATAAGGCTTCATCTTTCCACAAATGCTGCTTCAAGACTAATCCTTATACTTGTTAGGTATATCCCAACCATTACGACCAGGCTTATAAATTCTATGCAAATACCATTTATCTTTTACTCTAATACCCATAGGCGATGTTTTTGCGACTTCTGATTCTTTCAAATCAATAACGTCCCACCCATCCCACAATAAATTTTTATTTTTATTTATAATTTTTTCCATTGTATTTAAACTTTTAATAATCATTTTATTCTCCTAATATTTAAAAAGACCAACATCAATGTTGTTTGCTTCTGCAATTAAAACTAATTTTGACTTTGTTTCTTTTGGACGACTCAAAAAAACAAAATAATTAATTTGATTTATATTTTCACCTAGCCAAATTGGTGCAACATTATAAAATTTAATTTTTTTGCCTCTTGCTTTCATTCCTCGTTCTGATAAATTAGAAAATTCTGAAACAAAGTTATTTATTTTTAATGGTCCAGCGGAATAAATAATAAAATCATTATCTCCATCTTTTATTCCAGACAAAGCAACACTCATGGCACGTAGAAATACGTTGTAGTCGTTAAATTCCTTTGTTCCCTGAACTGCTACTATCATTTGGTCCCACTCCTTGTTTTAAGTCATCAAGTATTGATAACATTTTATCTAATTCTTCTGTTGACATATTGTAAACATCTAATGGCTTTATTGTTTCTTCGTCTACCCTGCCGTTTATAGCATTAGCAGTATAAAAA